GTTTGAAGCAATCAGTGCGACGGCAAATCCTACAACGCCCGCATATACGCCACAAAAAAAAGCTATCCAAATGATTTGCGTGTTACTTAGCATTTACAACCCCCTTACGCTTGAAATGGTTACAACGCGAGCCGCCGTTATCGCTGTGTTTATTGCCGCGGTCGCACCCCCTTGCTTTCTTGTCCTGGAAAAACAAAACGCTTTCGCTTTCGCACCCGTCGCATTGCTGGCGCCTTATGGCGTCCACCAGGTCGGCCGGGTCTTTGTAAAATTGTGCTGGGTAAGCCGTCATGCGTCGCCCTCCGCCCACTCGCACGCTTGCACCATTGGCTCGAACTTAATGATTGTTTCGGCCTTTTCCGCATAGCGCTTGATTGCCTGCAAGAAAACAACTTGCTTGTCGTCTTTCCAGGCTATGCCGTTGAGCGCGTCGAGTAGGCACTTAGCCACGTTGTCCAGGTCCGGCTTGCTGGTTGGGTAAATATCCCCGGCAAGCGCCTGGGCGGTTTTCTTTTTCGACCAGCTTGCGGGTGGCGTGGTAAATACCGTTATGCCAACACTGAGCGCGCACAATAGCGGTGGCGCGCCTTTCATTGCCTTGTTGCCTGCCAACGCCGCTAAGTTTTCATAGCTGGCCGTTTTGTCGTCGGTGTAGGTTTGCACGAACTTGCCGCGGCGTGCGAAGCGTGGGCGACCTTTGCCGCGAGCTTCGCCTGGTATAACAATCGTAATCATGCGGCCACTCCGTTATCCATATTTGAATAACCCAGGGCGTGGCTAGGACGGGGACGGGTTGGTGAGCCTCTAAACTCAAATAGTCCAGCATGTTGCGGATTGCGTAGCGCAAAAAGCCTGGCCATATCCGGGATAACGTGGTCATTCATTTTAAAATGTCCGGTAGTTTCGCGGTGGGTAGTTTGGTGGCGCAAATACTCGCCAATTGTCCTGGCGCTGTAATGCCTGCGTCCTATGTTTACCAAATGCATGGCCTCCGCCTCAAATGCCTGATAAATGTGCCAATTCTCGCTAAACCAGTTTGCAAAGCCTTTTCTAAATTCGTGCTCGTTCTGAGCAATTAAAACCCTGGTTGCGTCCCAGGCTTTTGGTGTCGGTGTTTTATTTTCCATTTTTATTTTCCCTTTGTTAAAAATTCAATTCTTGCTTGCACCGTTGCGGGTGCGGTTTCCATGTGATTTGTGCATTTGCGCTGGTAGCGTGCGCTTGTATATGTCCCGGTTTTTTCGTAATCGCAATATCCAAATCCGTGCGCGGCCATTGGTGAAGCTCCGCCCTGTTTGTTTTTTAGCGAAAAACTTTTGCAAGTTACGCATTGCACTGTCATTAACTTGCCTCTATCCGTTTATGGATAATTTTAGACGTGCCAAACCCTGCCATAATTTCTGCCATGCGTTTGCGCCCTTGCTCGATTGTTGTCGCTGTCCTGCCTGGCGGTGGTAATGCGGCCAACCTGGGCGGAATTTCCGGCAACTGAGGCTTTGCCATTGCTTCGTCAAGCGCACGTTGCCAGCGGCCCTTAATTGCAACATACGGGGCATTAAATAAATCAAAGGCGCCGATTTTTACCGCGGCCCAATAAATTGCTGGCTTACTCCAATTGTCGCGGCCGTCCTCCCTTAACCGCATTTGCTTAACTGCCTCGGCGTGGGCTTGCTCGTAATTTACTGGCGGCCTGCATGCCTGGATAAACTCGGCCAAACTTGGTGGCCATGCGTAAAGCCTACGGCATGCCACAATGCCGGCCTTAATTTCATGCGGGTTTAATCCCTCCTCATAAAACGCCTCTGCCCAGCTTTCGCGCCAATTCTGTATTGCCTGCTCGCTAGTAAAAGCCGAGCGGAATTTGTGCGGATAATTACCATCAAGTTTATTAAATAATCGGTCCATGATTGATAGCGGCCTTGCGTTTGGGTCCTGCATTGGCTTTGGGACCAAAAACGGGTTGCTATTCGTGCTCAATTGTTCTGACATTGCTTTGCTCCTGTTTACTACCGTTTACAAATTGCACCGGGTCAAACTTGCCAGGTGCCCCCTTGTTGTTATAACCCTTTTCACGTCGGCACCAATTGCGCCAGGTTGCCAACCAATCCGCCTTGCGACCTTTTGCGCCAGGCTGGGCAATCCAATAGTCCTTAAACTCCAAAAACACGGCATTGCATTTTGCTTGGCTCCACTCCTGCCGGATTTTTAACGCTTCAAAATACCAGTCATTTGTAAGCACCATATCAACATCAAGCCGTTGCCCCTTAGGTTCAGCTTTTGAGTTTTGAGCGCCAGACTCTCTCTCTGCCTCTGCCTCTGCCTCTCTCTCTGCCTCTGCCTCTCTCTCTGCCTCTCTCTCTTTCTCTTTCTCTAGTGCATCATCTTGATATCGCGTTGATATCATATTGATATCGTATTGTTCCAACCAGTGACTAAGTTTTGATATCGTTGAATTTAAAGCACTTTCTGAAATCCTCAGTCGAAATGCAAGCTCGTCGTTGGCTGGTAGGTTGCCGCCGTCCTCGCTGGCTATCACCCAAATCATTACCAGCAATTTTGCGCTGTCGCCGTCCAATTTGTGCCATTGGATATCGTCCAAAAGGTCCCTGTATAATTTAATCCAGGGCGGACGCCTGTCTTTGAAGTGCTGAAACTTCGCCCAATTTTTAACCCTTAAATTCATGATTGCCTTTCAATTTGCCGTTAAAAAATCCGGCGTGGGGCGGTGGGCAAATTTCACCGCCCCGGTGTATGCACACACCTGCCGGGGTCCTGCTCATTTACCGGCGCCTTGTTTCGGCGCTGGCGTGTTGTCTTTTATGAAGTAATCGAGGAGGCTTTGCGCCGCGTCCAGGTTCGGGGCTCTGCCCTTTGCTATGCGGCTAATGGTCGCCTGGCTAATTCCTGTTGCCTTTGCAATCTGTGTGTGTTTACGGTAATAATCAACACTTAATTTGCGCCTCAGGTACTCAATAAGAGGCTCTTTTGTAGGTTCAAACATTTACGTCCCTTTGTCTTGCTTTTGAATTGTTAACGCTATTTTATTCATAAATGGATATTTTAACAACCATTAAAGGATAAATTATTTAAAAATATTTCTATGTGTAAATCTTTGTAAATTATTCACAAATGAATTATTTACTACGCTAATATATGCATATATGCAAAATCACACTCTCAGAAAACAGCTTGCAAAAAGCCTGCGCGCTCTTATGGACGCGAGCGTTTTATTGCAGGGGCAAGGAGCGGTTGCCAAAAAAGCCGGGCTTGCCCAGGCTACAATTAGCCGCATACTAAAACAACAAGTCGCGGCTACCCTGGACAATGTGGAAAGCCTTGCAAATGCATTTGGCGTTGAGCCGGCCGCCTTGCTTGGTGAAACATGCACGGCAAAAGAAACGGAATGGTGGCGCCAGGAGTTAAACGCTTTGCCCGCCGCTGAGCGTGAAATGGTTATGCAATTTATACGTTTTACGCTTAGCCAACATAATTCTACTAAACCAAAAAAATCATTAAATGCTATCGTTACCAATGACCTGGATAATGACAACTTGATAGAAGCGGCGCAAAATTCGGCGTCCCGCCCTATTGGCGTCAACAAAACAACTTTGAATTATGAAACCGACAATAAAAAAATGGACAAGAAACTTACACAATAACCTCCGTCATGATGCCGAGTTAAACATGGCTCAACGTCAGGCAATAGTACGGCAGATGTTTAATCTGTTTGCAAACCAAAATAATGAAAGCGCCCCAGTGGCGCTTTTATGCATAGCAGTAAAGCCGGACGGCCAAGCAACCACAACAATGGTAAATATTGAGCCTGAGCAAGCGCAAATAATCCTCAAGGCCAGCGCCGAAGCTAACCAAAAAATTGAGGATTTTTTTGCCGAAGTGCAAAGCAATAGCGCAAAAATCCACTATTTAACCCCCAAGTAAACAATCATAAAAGTAAACTTTTTTAAAGTTTTTTATACTTTTATGCATTTTATTTCACTTTTTTATCCATAAATGGTTGCATTACAATCCTTTTGGGGATAATATCCATTTATGCATTTTTGCATCAACTTAGGGGCATTTATGAATAACAACGTGCAAATTGACCTTGCAACCAGCTCTCGCAAGGCTTTCATTAAGTCAGTGGACGCCAGCAATTTTGGTTATGTTTATTTTGTAATCGGCGTTTATCTAATTACCTTTATTTTGTTTGCAAGGGGCGGATTATGAAAAACAAACACATCATTAACATGCTAAGGGCCATTAAAGGCGAAAGCCTGGCGCATCAACGCGCACGGGTTAACAAGCAATTGCGTAGCGATAACAACGCAAACTTATGCGCAAACTGGTTGGTCCAGGGCAAAAACAGATTTGACGGAGGTTTAGCGCAATGATTACATCGGAGCAAAAAGCACGCCGGGCCAAAGGCATATTTGCCAGCGACGCGGCTTTTATTATGACGGGCAAGGGCGTAGAAATCGCATTGCAAAAACTTGGCGAGATTGAAGCGCCGGACCTGGACGACGTGCCAAGTGTAATGCTTGGCAATGTATTGGAGGCGCCAGTGCTGGACGCTTACGAGCGCGAGGTTGGCCACTCAATTATCCGCTCGCCGGACACTATATTGCACCCGCAATTTAGCTGGTTTGGTTGCCACATGGACGGCTTAAACGAGGCGCAAAACCGGGTCGTTGAGGCAAAGGCTTATAGCGCATTTAATCGCGCTGGCTGGGGCACGCCAGGCACGGACGAGGTGCCAGTTGAGCGCCTTTGGCAATGTATGGCGCAAATGGCTTGCACCGGGGCAGTTAGCGCAGACATACCGATTACGTTTGTTAACGAAAAGGTTTTAGTCGAGTTTTTGACAAAGGGCACGGTCCCGGTTGAAATCTACACAATCCAACGCAATGACGAGCTAATAGACTACATGCTGGACGAGTGCGGCAAGGTTTGGGCAAGTATCGAAGCTGGCGAGTTGCCGGTTCCGGTAAACGTTGGCGACGCCGAGCTTATTTACCGCAAGGCCAGCAAAGGCAAGGTAACGGAGGCCAATAGCGAAATTAAGGCGCTATATAGCGAGCTCATGCATTACCGGGTTGATTTGCGACGCGCTGAGGAGGGCAAGGCTAAGTATGAAAGCCTCATTAAAGCCTACATGGCCGACGCTGAGGAGTTGAGATTTGGCGGCAAGTTGTTGGCCACCTGGAAAAACAACAAGGACGGCGTGAGCTTTGACAAGGACGCATTTGCCCAAGCCTACCCTGACCTATACAAACAATTTACAAAACCAAAAGCGGGCGCTCGTCCGTTCTTATTTAAGGAGTAATCACCATGTCAGCAACGCAAGCAATTGAAAAATCAATCCCTGGCCGCGAGGAGCGCATGCCAGCTATTACCCCAGGCTTTGGCAGTCTGCAAAGTTTTGAGCTTATGCAACGCGCCGCGCGCATGCTTTCCAGCTCAACCCTGGTGCCGGCTCAGTATCGCGCACAAAAGGAAATCAAGGATTATGGCAAAGTCGTTGGTTACGAGGAAAACCCCAGCGCAATACCCAATTGCGTGATTGCATTAAACATGAGCCAGCGATTAGGTGCCGACGTACTCATGGTTATGCAAAACCTCTATATTGTTGAGGGCCGTCCGTCCTGGTCGGCTCAGTTTGTAGCGGCCAGTATCAATGCGAGCGGCCGTTTTACGCCGTTACGATTTGAGCTGAGCGAGCCAGGCCAAACCGAGGAGGTAACGTATAACTCCGTTTCCTGGGTAAAAGGCGAGAAGCAAACCAAAGCCCAAACCATTAAGGTAACGCACCGCACTTGCTACGCCTGGGCCATTGACAAAGTAACCGGCGACAAAATCACCGGCCCGGTTGTCAGCATGCAAATGGCGATTGACGAGGGTTGGATTACCAAAAACGGCAGTAAATGGCAAACCATGCCGGAGGTAATGTTGCATTACCGCGCGACCAGCTTTTTTGGCAAGCTACATGCCCCGGATTTGCTCATGGGTCTGCAAACCGCCGAGGAGTTGCTGGACGTAATAGACACTGAGCGCGACGAAACCGGCGCTTTTGTGGCCACCGACGAAGCGAGCGCCAGCCGTCCGGCGCCAGCAAAAGAAAGTCGCGTTAAGTCTGCAACGGCGACCGCAAAGGAAAGGGTTGTTAACCCGGTCCAGGACGAGCAAACAGCCGAGGAGGCGCCACCTCCTCCACCCGCGGACGAAACCGTGATTGACGCCGCACCGGCTGGCGCGCAACCAGCGGACGAGCAACCAGCGGCCCAGGAAAAACCAGCCCGCACCCGCCCGGCGCTTAACCTGGAATAAACCGAGGGGGCGGCGTCCCCCTTTTAATAAATTATCCATTTATGGATTGCGTTATTATTCCGTTGTTGGTATAGTTTTAATGCAATCATTCAACAATTAGGAGCGATAAAATGAAAATAACAAACATTGCAATCAATAACATGCTGGGCATAAATGCCGCCAGCATTGAACTAAACAAGCCCGTGCTATTGATTGCGGGTGCCAACGGCGCCGGCAAATCCAGCATTGGCGAAGCTATCAAGCACGCCCTCGTTGCTGAGTGCGACCGCGTGCAACATAAAAAGGATTTTGGCCGCCTGGTCCACGATAACGCCGACGCTGGCCACGCATTTATCAGCACAACCCTGGGCGATTTTGGCATTATCTTGCCGGAGGGCAAACAAACCGGGCCGGAGGGCTTGCCGTTTGGGATTGAGTATTGCTTAACCCCTCGCCGCTTTGCTGAGTTGCCGGCGGCTGATAAGCGCTCATTTCTGTTTAAGTTGATGAAAGTAAAAGCGACGCCCCAGGCAATTATTGCGAAGCTGGCCAGCCGCGGAATTAGCGCCGGCGATATTGACGAGATTACCCCGCACTTGCATAGCGGCTTTGAGGCCGCAAACAAGGAAGCCCAGGGCCGCGCACGCGACGCAAAAGCCTCATGGCGTGCGATTACCGGCGAAACTTACGGCTCCGTTAAGGCCGCAACCTGGGAGGCGCCGAGCGTTGAGCTGGACGGCGCGCTTTTAGTCGAAACTCGCCAGGCCATTGAAGCCCTGGAAAACGAAATTGCCGGCCTTAACGGCGAGCTGGGAGCCCTCAACGAGCAAGCGAAAAATCACGCCCAAAGTAATGCATTAATGGATAAACTCAATTCAAAAATGAATGAGTTGCGCGAGCATGCCGGCAAGTTTGCACGCATACAAGACAAGCTAAACCGCGACCTGGACGAGCTGAAAACCTGGGAGGCCAAAGTTAAGGACGCCGAGGCGGCCGCAAATGGCGAGCCGTACAATGAGCCGTTAACATGCCCGCATTGCTCCGGCCTGGTGGTTATGTCAGCACATGAGCACATGCTTGAGGAGTACGAGGGTCGCGTTGAGCCGGACGCCGAGGCGGCCGCAAAACTGCCGGAGTATAGAAAGGCCCGCGACCTGTTGCAAAGCGCGGTTACAAACGGCCAGCGCGACCTTGCCGCCGCTGAAAATGCCGCCCGCCACCTGGACGAACTGGAAAACGAAACGGCGCCGGAGCCGGTTAGCGCCGACAAAATCACGTTAAGAATTGCCGAGGTAACGGAGGCCTTACGCGAGGCTAAAGCCAAACGCACCGAGCAAGCGGACGCCCTGGCACATTATGAGCAAGTCGAGCGCGATAGCAAAGCGGCCGCTCAAAAGACAAGCGACGCCAAAGGCTACCATGCGGACGTTGTGGCCTGGGACCTTATGGCCGACGCCCTGGCGCCTGGTGGCATACCAGCCGAGCTTTTAAACGAGGCTTTGGAGCCATTCAACGGCGAGCTTCAATGGCTTGCGGACCATACAGGCTGGCCAGCCGTGGCGCTTGAGGAAAGCATGGAGTTAATGGTTGGCGGACGTTATTACGCATTGCGTAGCGAAAGCGAGAGATGGCGCGCGGACACGATGATTGCGTTAGCGATTGCTAAGGTTAGCGGCTCCAAAATCGCAGTATTGGACCGTTTCGACGTGCTGGACCTTAACGGCCGAAGTGAGGCGTTTTATCTGTTTGACGATTTGACGGCCGACGGCACCCTGGACACGGTTGTTTTAATTGGCACGCTCAAAGCATTGCCAGCTCATTTGCTGGACAACATGCAAGCGGTTTGGGTTGAGCATGGCCAGGTAAAAAGTTTAGCGGAGGCGGCATAAATGGCGACGGTTGAGAAATCTTGCAAGACATGCCGCCACGTAACCGTTGAGCGGGCGCCGACAAATGCGCATAAGCATGTTGTAATTTGCTCGATACATGAGCGCGAGGCCTCCGGGCTTTGCGCGCAATACAAACAAGTTAAAAGCACGGAGGCAAAAAAATGAAACATACACCTGGGCCGTGGGCGTTTTTTAGGATTGATGAAACCGACGATGCTTGGCGCGCTTGCGAGATTTGGGAAGTAAACGAAAGTGGCGAGCAAGGCAAGGCGGTTGCAACGTTTGTGGTTAATGACGACGACGCCCGCCGCATTGTGGCATGCGTTAATGCGTGCGAGGGCATTAGCGTAGAAACGATTGAAAACCCAATGCTTAAAAATGCAATCAAAGCAAAAGCCGCCTTTGTTGAAACGATAGAGCAACGCGACGAACTGCTGGCGGCTTTGGACATGATAGCCACAAGTTGCGAAATTGACACTTTAACGGCGGCCATTGAGTGCGCAAAAAATGCCATTGCAAAAATAGAGGCTTCAAAATGACGGCACCAAAACCAGCGCCAAAACTTTGCCAAAGTTGCCACCTAAGGCCAGCGGCCGTGGTTTACAAGGACACTTTGGGCCGCAATCGTAGATATTGCGACCCGTGCAATACAAGCCGCAAAGCAAACATTAAACAAGCAAAAAAAAGAGGAGTATTAAAATGAGATTAACCCCGGACGAGTTGGAAAAAATCACCGGCCGCTCAATGCCGGCCGCCCAGGCCCGTTGGTTCAAAACACATTACGGCCAGGAAATCCCGCACGATAGAAAAGGCGTTATTATTACCGCCCAGGCCTGGGAGGCAATGGTTGCCCGCAAGTGCGGCACCGTAGCAAAGGGCGAGGCGCTTAACCTGGTCGGCGGCGATATTGACGCCCGCCCAACCGTTAAACTTACAAAGGCGCTGGGGCAATGAGCGCCGTTGCGGATTTCGTTAACGAAACCCTTACAGTGCCGGTTCTTAAATTAAGGGCCCGCAAGTATTATATCGAGCACGAAAATGCACTTGCCGATATGTCTTGCGGCCGCTTTTTGGGCAAGCACATAAGCGTTGCCGCCCAGGAGGCCGCGGCAAAATTCAATAACGTAATGGCGCAACTTGAGGAGCTCGACCCGTCCGCACCAAAAGGCGTGCGGCTGTAAAAAATCTCGTTAAGTCTTAGGAGCACAACAATGAGAAAACGCACAACCAACAAAAGCCTGGCACACTCCCGCATTTACGTGCGGGGTCGCAAATTCCTGCTATTCAGCGCCGAGGCGATACTTAACCCAACCACCGGGCGCCTGGCTAAATGGCACCCGCTTTGCTTGGTCAGCGACGGCGAGCTTAAAGCGCGCGAGCTGGCCAACGCTATTGCAATCTACAACGCCCCAGGCAAGGGCGGCGGGGATTTTACGGACTACATGGAAACATACCGGCTGGCCATACTCAAGAAGCGAGAAAAGGGCCGCCCCACCGACCCGCTAAGGCTTAAAATGTTTGCCGAAAGCACCAAAGAAATAAGCCGCAAGTGCAAAATCTTAACTGAGGCTTTCGGCGCCTTTGACGTCGCCCAGGTTATGCCGGTGGACGTTGCACAATTCCTGGACCAATGGGAGGGCCAACGCTCCGCCCAGGCGTATAGGTCCAGGCTTTCGGATTTTTTTTCCTGGGCATGCCGTCGAGGCCTGCGCAACGATAACCCCGTGCGCGACGTTAAAGTGGAAAAACCGCCCAGCCGTAGCCGCTATATCGAGCACGCGGAATTTCACGCCATACGCAACGCCTTGCTAATTGGCAAGGACGGCAAGCGCACCCCCAGCGGTGAAATGATGCAATGTTATGTTGATTTGTGCTACTTGCTATACCAACGCACAACCGAGGTGCGGTTGCTCAAATGGTCCGACATTGGCGACGGAGCAATTAAGTTTACGCCGACAAAAACCGAGAAATCGAGCGGCGCCAATGTGAGCGTGCCAATTAGTCCAGCAATCCAGGCCGTACTCGACCGAGCCAAAGCTATTGGCAAGGTCAAAAGCATGTACGTTATCCATGCGATAAATGGCAAGCCATACGGCACCCGCGGCGTGGGCACCGCTTGGGTGCGCGCGTGCGAGCGTGCGGGCATTGAGAACGCGACGCTCAAGGATTTGCGTGCAAAGGCGCTAACGGACGCCAAAAAGGCCGGTTACACAATGGAGCAACTGAGCGTTGCCGCCGCGCACACCGACGTGCAAATGACGGACACTTATATTAAGCGCCGGGAGGTCGCCAATTCCGATGTTGTCATGACGTTACCACCGGAAAAATAGAAAAATAATATTAGCTAAACTTGCTAATACTTTTATTAGCAAGCGGGCTGTTTGAAAATTGCCAACCCGCGTGGTTATTGGTCGGGACGAGAGGATTTGAACCTCCGACCACTTGTCCCCCAGACAGGCGCGCACCGCGCCGCAACCCCATGATTGCAATAGCAAAAACAGTTAGCGCATATAATATAAACCCTCATGCATTTATGGATAAATGGCATTGTAACCCGCATTGCTTCGTTGAGTATTAGCAAGAAATATTTAAAAAAATATCCATAAAGGGATTGCATTGTTATTCCGTTGCCGGTATAGTAACCACATACGCAATTAGCGCGGAAACTTAGGAGCGAAAAAATGAAATATTCCGAACTGAGCAAGGACGTGCAGGAAAAGCTAGATTGGCATTATAAAAATCATTATTTGCATCGGAATTGTTACAAGGATTTTTTATATACCGCCAGCGGCAAAAGAATTGTTTAATTTAACAAATATGTTTAGGAGCAAAACCATGAAATACGAAAACGGAACTTATATTGCAAAACCTGGCCAGCGCGTGGCTGATAAAAACGGCCGCCTGGCAACCATTCAATGGCGCACCGTGTTTGGCAAACTTGGAATTTTATTTGACGGCGATACATTTCCAGCCGTCGTTAACATGGAGCAAGTCGTGGAGGTGGTAACACTTAGGGAGCTGAAAGCGGGCGAAAAATTACCAGCTCCCATTTACGTTAGCGACCCTTACGTTGTAATTGGCCGCGAGGGTTGCATTGTTGACTCCGGCACATTCCAGGATATGCTTGCATTGTCGGATTATTACGACGATTGCGTTGTTGATATTCGGCGCTATGATTTGCATTTAAACGATAACATTAAATTGGAGGGTTAAAGCGTGAGCCTAAGCAGGATTAAACAGTTTATGATTTTGCGCCAGTTTGGCGCTAGGCGTTTGGAAAGAGCCAGGGCGGCCGAGGCGGCGATACAAAAAAATCGCACTTTAATTGGCGTGCTTGGCATGGTTTTGGAAAGCCAGCGCATTAGCCCGGTAACAACCGCCATTAAGCGGGAGGTAAACGGCCATTATCAGCGCATTAGCTTGCTGGAAATTATCCGCGACGCGGAGCAATCGTTAAATGAATTGGAGCGGGCAAATGTGTGAAGCGGTGGAAATTGTAAAGTTGATATGCGGCACCGGGTTTGGGATTGTCGCCTTAATTGTGCTTTTAAATTCGCTGTAAGGATAAACCATGAACCAGCAAACAAATAATGATGCTTTTGAAAAGTGGTTTAAGAAAGAGTTTGGAGAGGCGTATTACCCAACAGAAGCGATTAAGTTGGCATGGCAAGCCGCCCTCACCCACGCCGAGCAACAACGGCAGGAACAAGAGCCAGTAGCATATATTCACCGCAATGAATATGACGAGTATCGGCTTGAACCGATGGATAGTTTCAAGATTAAAAGCATACCGCGCAATGTTGACATTCACTTATTCGCAACCCCACCATACCAATCAAAGCTGATTGAAAGACAAGCGAGTGAGATTGCTGAGTTAACAAAACAACGTGATTATTTTCATGGCTTAAATCTAAATCAGGCAAATACCATAGATGAACTTCAAGCAATTAACAATGATTTGCGTAAGGCTTTGGAACACGCTGATGAATTTATCCGTAATGGCGTTGAATTTGGCTATATCCGTATGCCTGATGAATCATTAAAAGGTATTGATTCAGCACACGATACGCCTGAAATTATCAGGAAAGCACTCGCCTCAACCCCAGCACAATCACTTGCGCGGCATGATGATGAAGTGATTGAGCGGTGTGCGAATGCTGTTGAAGAAGTTAGTAATAATGCTTATTGCGTTTTGGCAGTTGATAAAATCCGCGCATTGAAAGCTAAGCCATGAGAATACCTTATAGCATGCCTAAGCCGAGCGTTTACGGTTGCCACTCCTCCAGGGCTCCGCACCGTTGCAAATCGTCGCACGTCGAGCACTCAGGCGGCCGCGTATTTTGGCCTTACATTTTTACCCGCGTTTGCCAGTACGACCAGGTTGCAACTGATAGCCGTTGCAATGGTTGCCAGCATGAGCACGTTTCAAAAAAGTAATACATTGGCCGCCGTTAAAAGTGCGGCCAGTTAATTTATGGAGCTTAAAAAAATGATTTCAGTAAAAGAAGCGGCAACGCTGTTAAAAATTAGCGAGCGACGGGTGCGGGTATTGTGCGCGGAAAATCGCATTAAGGGCGCCAAAAAAATTGGGCCAACCTGGGTGTTGCCAGGCAAGCCGGTAATCTCGCCGGCACCTCGCACGCTTAGAATGATGAAAGGGGTAAAAGAATAATGGCAAGCGTTAACAAGGTTATATTAGTGGGCAACCTGGGGCGGGACCCTGAGGTTAAATTTATGCCAAACGGCGACGCGGTTTGTAATTTCAGCATTGCCACAACGGATAGCTGGAAAGACAAGCAAGGCGCAAAGCAGGAGCGGACCGAGTGGCACAATATTGTTATGTATCGCAAACTTGCCGAGATTGCCGGCGAGTATTTGAAAAAGGGCCGGCCGGTTTATATTGAGGGGCGTTTGCAAACGCGCAAATGGCAGGATAAGGACGGCAACGACCGCTATACAACGGAAATTATTGCGGATAGCATGCAAATGCTTGGTGGGCGAGATAGCGGCGGCAACGACGACCGCCCGGAGCGAGGCGGCGCCGCTGATAATCCAACCTATTCAAAACCGCCGGCACAAACTACCCAGCGGGCGCCAGCTCCGGCCAGCGGCAGTTTTGACGATTTCGAGGACGATATACCATTTTAGAATTAAGCCCGCGCCGTGCGGGCTTTTTTATTTGAAAATAATTACAAAAAACACTTGCTTTACTATTCCGCCGTCGGTATAGTGCTAATCATCAACAACGCAACCGGGGCTTAAAAATGAAATATCAAAATGCAGAAACAAAAAAAATCATTTCATACGACGGAAAATCTCCCTATTCTGACGCATGGAGCGGCTTGCCTTATCAGGTTTCCGAGCATTTAGGCCGGAGTAAAAAAACCGGCCGGCTGTTGTTTAAAAAAACAAAATTCAACTCAGCAAGTGAAGCAAAGCAATTTATCGCATTGTTTTTAAATTGCGATATTTCGGAAATTAACAATTTTAAAATTTGAACAATCAAGCCGGGAGCTTTAAAAATGCAAACCTCAGCTTTAACAACAATGAAAAAAAGGGCCTCGGCCAAAATCGGCAAATACTCATTGGCTGAGTGCGAAAATGTCTTGCATAAAATGCAAGCTGGAATTGGGGCCGATTTCATAAGGGATATTACCGGCGGCTACTCAAGCCAAAGCATTGACGATTTCGTAAGGCTAAGGCTTGTTAACCGATTGCAAAAATTAACCGGCTCGCATGGTAGAAGCTGAGAATAAATGGCCCGCATAACGCGGGCTTTTTTAATTAAACGTCTTACAAGCGGCGTGCGTGGCCAGGAGCTCCGCCTGGCATGCCGTCAACTGCTCAACCACCCCGTCCGCCTCAATCGTCAATCCGATAAGAAATTCAGCAAGCGGCTGAGAAAGTTTGGCTCCCGCGGTTGCATCACGTCCGCCGTCGGCGGGGCTAGCTTCGGAGCTGAGGGTTGCACCTGGGGCGGCGTTACCTGGCGTGGCGTATTTGTCGCGCAAGCTGAGATTGCCAGCGCGCAAACTAGCAACAATACTGTCGTGGCGTTGTTTTTCATTTGTGAGTTTTTCCTGGTAGGTGTTGGAAATGGCATTTAACTGGACCGCGTGCAAATGCTCGTTTACCCGCGCTTGCTCCTCGGCGTCAAATAGCTTTTTGTTGGCTTCGGCAAGCGCCAGGTTTTGGCTGGTCTGCCAGGCCACGCGCTCGGCGTTTACGCCGTTTTTGTAGGCCCAGCCATACGCTTGCACCAACGCAACCGAAATAACGAGCGCTAGGCCTATCAGCGCAAAGATTTTGGCCTCAAATAAATACTTTTGCGAGATAGTTTTAAATAAATTACTAATCATGTTTTACCCTCGTTTAATGCGGCCAGCGCCACCTTAAAAAGCGCCTGGCGCTCTGCCAGGCCGTTGGTGCCGCCGTTAATAATTTTGGTTTCGGCAACCATGTCCTGGTCGTCGTCGTATTTATCAAGCCCCGCCTGGCTCCAAAACCAGGCCGCGCTTAGCGCACCCGCGCGAGGTTCCAGCAATAGGTCGGGATTGCTGAGCAACGGCACGCCAATGTCCTTGCCGCAACGCTCATAATTGGACCGCCCCGTTATTTGAATTGGACCGCGCCCGCGATACTTCCAGCCGTCGCCGCTGGCCACGTCGCCGTTGCCCATGCGGTTGGCATAGCAATTATTGGCGATTGCCTGGGGTCTGCGGTGTAGCAACAAGGCCAATTGGTTTGGTTTGCCGGTCGCCTTGTCGCGGTACCGAGCTGGCCAGTTTGAGGCCAGGCCGTCGGCGCTATAATTCAAATTTTCCTCAAGCCTGGAAAGGCGCGCACTCTCATGCGCTACCTGGGCCAAAAATGTTGCCTGCTCGTTAATGGTTGTTATGCCAAACTTGGCCATTGCTTCCAGGATATGCGGCAACCACTTGGCGGCGCGCTCCGGCGTGCAACCAATTGCGGCGGCTAATTGTGCGGGTGCCATTCTTGCCCTCCGCGTCTGATATGTCGCCTCTCGCATGTAAACCAAAGAATTAACCCAAAAATAAAGATTGAGCCAAAAATCATGTAAATGTCAGGGCCCTTTTGATATAGCGCAATAAGGCCAAAAGCCAGGTCGCCAACCATAATGCAAACCAATCTAATAATTAGCCCCTTGGGCGTCTTGCCGCTCATTTCGTTGGCATGGTGTAAGCACGCGCCAAACATAACAACCGATATTAAAAAATAAACAAAGCTCATTACTTGGCACCTCCCTTGCTATCAAGCCAGCTAAATAAAACGGGGACCGCTTTTTGAGCTATAAAAGCAACAAAAAACGCCACAATCATTTTGCTACCGACATTTGCGCCGGCCAGGCTATCAACAAGCCAGGGCGCAAAATGCTTGGCTGTATCAATTAAAATGTTGGTAAAAAATTGGGAGCAAATAACGCCAAGCGTTGTGCTTCCAAAAATGCTGATTAACATTTGACGGATTGCCATGCGAGCAAGCCAAATGTGTGCGATAGAGCCGCCAAGCAAAGCAAGGCCAATTACTACATATTCCACGCCGAAAATGGCGCCGGCAACAATCGAGGCGCTGGACGCCCCCGTTGCGGCCGCGATTGCTGTGTGTGTTGTTGGGTCCGGCATTTTTTACCTTTCTGATTTTTATTTTTTTTAGTCATTAAAAAACCGCCTTGCGGCGGTTCTTTTATTGGCGCTAACAGTGCGAGCCCGTGGGGTCGAAAGCATTAAGCAACCCCTGGCAAATCCACCTTGATAACTTGAAGCGCCAACCAATCCCCCGTTTGATATGCCTTTGCATGCGTTGCGTTAAAAGCAACTCTTTTGGCTTTTCAAAAAATACCAGGCTAAACAAGGTTACATTCAGCCAAAAATCTATAAGCGCACCAACCGCGATAATTGGCCAGCCCAAAATCTTAGCCTGGGGCGTTATCGTTTTATTCATGTTGGCGCGGTATAAGCTCATTATTGCCAGGTAGAAAAGCCAAAATACATATAAGGCAATCACTACTTGCGCGGCAAACTTCATAGCGGGTACGTTGGCATTAAGGCCACCGCCTCCTCCGGCGTAAGCATTGGTTTGGTGCCGGCAATTACCTCCGCCTTGTAAGCGTCCGCCTCAACCCAAACGCTTGCCTCCCAGGTCGCAAAGGTTTGCGCCAGGGTTTGAAACGCATTTGTAAAGCCAGCGTAAAGCATTAAGGCGTTGCCGCCGCTAAAGCCCAGGGCTTTGGCTTTGTCGTCAATCGCCGCTTGCAGGCCATTGCGCACCGCGTTAACGGCACGCTCCAAAAGCTCGGCCTCGCTCGGAGCCGGAAATGGCACCTTAACAATTTTGCCCTTAACCAGCGACCAAGTGCCATCGCTTTCGTTAATCGTTTGCCAAAATAGCTCGTCCGAAACTTCCAGGGCTTCGGCCGGGATTACCTGGTTTATTTTGCTGTCGTAACGGGCGGCCAAAGCGCCGTTTGTAAAAAGTATGTGTTTTGACATTGTTTTTCCTTAATTTCCGATACATAAAACAGACATTTGAGCACCAGCGCTAGTCCTTAATACAATTTGAGATAATCCGTCTTTTGCAATAACTCCTGTAACAATGGACGTCGGGTTGTTGCTATTCCAAAAATGAGCGGAATAACTCAATAAAAATGAATTTGGAAAAGTTAACGGCAAAGTAAAAGTTTGATTTGTATTTGCGGCCGTGGTTTGGTATGTCCCCCATTGCAAAATTAACCCTCCAGGCAATTGTTGGTAGCCGTTTACCGCCTGGGAGCTGGTAAACGATGCCGCGTATTGCAATGTTGCCGAACCATAAAGCGCCCACTGATTTGAGCCGTTACTTACCGCAAGCACCCATTCCCCATTTTTAACAGTGATTGACGTAAGCGTGTTGCCGTCAGGGTTTAAGGTATCGGTGCCAGCGCGTGCAACTGAAAAATCGACCGTGCTTTGCGATTGTATTGTTATGGCTCCGCCTGCTACTACTGCGGACGCCGCCGGCAATGTCAGCACTTGCGAACCTGTGGACGTTGCCATTAACACGGCTTTGCCAACGTCTGCCGCTGTCAATGTTGCCGTTGCGCTTAGATTTGAT